CGCGACCACTTCCAAAAGCCCATCTCAATCTCTTGATTGCCGACCTGATCCAGTTTTCCCACCGAATCGACGGCTTTTACCTGCAAACTGAAGCCCTGATCGCCAATCACATTGGTTTTCATCAGATCCAGGTAGCACTTCACATACTCGTTGTTTCGCGCCAAATCACGCGCCCGCGAGCGCATCAACTTCAAAACAGGCTTGATTTCGCTGTCTGCAGACCGCTCAGATTGCCCGAAATCAGCGAACAGACGACCACTGTTGGCGGCTGCGTAGGTGCGCTTGAAGTGTTTGCGCGCCGGTTTGTCGGTCGGCACTGCAGGCACGGCTGGTGGGCGGGAAAATATACTGAATATCCCCATTACGTGAACCTCACTTTAATGGTGGACGTTGTCCCGGCGATGCCAGCCTGCGCCATCTCCCGGCGAACCTCCGCTTTATACAAATCACGCACCGACATCAGTTCGCTGAAGGTCATCTTGGTAAGCGAGCGGCCAGCAACCGAGTAGGAGGCCACATCGGCGTCAGCTTTGCCCTGTAGGACGGATTCGATCTTGGAAAGCATGATCTGCGCGTGGCTGCGGGCTTCGCCGGTAGCGTTCAGCGGCTGCTTGACAACGAACTGGCCCTGCTTGAGTACGATCTTGGCGGAATCAGAGGTGCGGATGATCTCCTGCTGCCACTGGTAGGTGCCGTAGACCCACTCTGCCGTGACGGTGGACGCCACTTGCACCAGATATCCGTCAGCGTCCTCGGTCGCCACGATAACGATGTCGCCGCCACCATTATCGGCAGTCTTGGCAACGTATCGCAGGGAGTATGACGCGGTCGGGTAGTCCGTGATGAGGTCTTTCTGCCACCATTGGACGTAGTCGCCCGCAACGATGACTGAAGGCTCAGTGAGAGGCGCATTGGCTGAGTCAAAAATGTTAGCCATTGGCTAAAACTACCTCCAACTGTTGAGAAATCCCCTGCCTGACCTTGGGACAAACGCCTTTTTGGGACGTTCCGGCGCTGATTCTACTGGATTTTCGTCCTGATTACGCTCGTATTCTACACGTTTTGCCATGACATTGACATCCACATTGAGAATAGCATAAGCAGCCATAGAGTAAACATAGCAGTCCAGAGCCTCGTTTCGCGGTCGAATCTTGACATAAGTGCGCTTGGCGAACCCGCGAACGTACTTCAGGATGACCTTTTCCGCCGTCAGCATGCGGAAATACTCGTCATCCAGGGTGTCGCTGAAGTGAATGTACCCCGGCCCAGGCTCCTGCACCTTCAGCCGCGTCATCAGCAGGTCTTTCGCGCCGTCAACGCCGACTGGGAACAGCATGCACTTGACAGAGTTGTTCTTGGACGGCTTGGTGACCAGCGGTCTTTCGCCGCCCACGCCCTTGATGGCAAACACCCTGCGACCAGCGTTGGCCTTGCAGTACTTGTAGACCGTTTGGGTGTGAGAGCCACCCGAGTCGATGGCAATCGCCCGCAGGCCCAGCTGACGCCCGTCGTGAGTCTCGAAAACCCGGAACAGCTGGGTGGACAGCGCCTCCCATGTGGCCGGGTCGGACGGGTCTCCGTAGAGCGACCTGTACTCCACGACGTACTGCTCGTCATCTTGGCCCCAGCCGGTGATCTGCATCTCCAGCCTGTCCTGCTGAACGTCCACGCCGCAGGTCAGCAGCATGACTTCCTCGGGCACGAACTCCCCGAAGTCCTCGCGCCGTTCAGCAAGGGCCATGTTGTCGATGACCTCGCCCTGATCCTCCCATGTCTCGCCCAGATAGGTGTTGATCCACACCCGCAGCTGCTCCGGAGCCTTGCGAACCGACAAGAACTCACGCACACCCTCAGACAGCGGTGTCCACGGGCTGTACAGTGCGTTGATCCAGAACCCGGCAATGCCCCTGAACTCGCCCTCCGCCACCCACCGGCCACGCTTGATCGACCAGCGCCGGTCGTTCTCCGACCACAGAACGTGACAGTCATTACATTCGTACATCGCAGACTCTGGGTCGTCGTCAGTCCAGCGCACGTTACCCCAGCGCAGCAGCTGCTCTGCCTGACAATGCTTGCACGGCACCCAGAACTTGCGCCGGTCGGACTTGTCGTAGGCGTCCTCGATGCGTGACGCGCCCTTGTTGGTGGGCGTGGAAACCAGCACGATCTTGCGGTTCCAGAACGTCGCGGTACGCTTTCGCGCCAGCTGGATGGGGTCGCCCTCTGTACCGGCGGAAGACGGGTATCTGTCCACCTCGTCACACAGAATCACCCGGATCGGACGCGAGGCGAGACCTGCAGGCGAGTTCGCGCCCACCAGCGTCAGCGCCCCGCCTGGGAAGACCTTGTGCAGGGTGGTGTTGCCAGAGTCGCGAGCGCGGGGATCTTTCACCTTGTTCTGCAGGCAGGGCGTGGAGCGGATCAGACCGGCAGCGATTCGATCCTTGGAGTACGCCTGTGCCATGTCCACAGTCGGCTGCAGCATCAGAATCGGGCACGGGTCGCTGTCGATGTAGTAGCCAATGATGTTGTTCAGGGTTTCTGACTTACCAAGCTGGGCAGCGCACATGATGACCACTTCGCTGACAGACGGCTCGTTGAGCGCATCCATCATCCCGCGCTGGTATTCGGCTCTGCTGGTGTGCCAACGGCCAGGCTCGCTGCTCGACTGGGCGTCAAGTCGCCTTTCTGCGTCTGCCCACTGGCTTACTGTCAGTTTCGGGGGAGGGGTCAGCACTTTCATCCCCCGCAGCAGGATCTGTCTTGCTGACGCCAGTTCCATCTCCATAGTTGGCAAGCTCCTGCAATGCTTCACGCATGTAATCATCGATGATGGATTGGATTATGGCCGGATTGTCCTCGTCTGCGACCAGGGTGGCAACTTTCGACGGGATTGCGACCAGCTTGGCCTTCATCGACATCAGCATGGTCTCCCATTCTGTGGTCAGCTGCTCGACATGAACCAGCTGCCCAGCCATCAGGGCCGCTTCCATCTCGCCCTTGTCAGCCTGGGCCTTGGTCAACCGCGCTCGCTCTTCCGCGTAATCAGTCGGAGCGCCCGTCCGAGTGCCGCGCATGCCGCTTCTGGCCTGCAAATAGGCGATGTACCCCTTCATCGAGAAGAGGAAATCGTAGGTGCCACGGGTGTCTTTCTTGAGAATCCCCTCGGTGACCAGGCGAGCAACCTCTTTCGAGGAAACATTCAGCATAAGCTGAATATCCATCAAAGTGGCTTTCACTGGCGAAAGGTCATCGAGAAGGGTTTTGGTTCTGGCTTTATTTACCATAGTGGGGGCATTGTGCAGGGAAAATGACTTTTCGTCTACGCCTACGCGAAAGCTGCGCGCCGAAGCTACCCACCCCCGAAACGGCCTGGGAGTACCTTTTAATGGCCTCCTCGAAAACCCTAATCAAATCAAGCACTTAGGCCTCATAGAGCAACCGTTCGGTATAGAATTTGATTGACCGCTCGGTATAGAGCGACCGTTCGGTACACTAGAGCGAACGTTCGTTCGATGGTATGGCGGGCCAACCCGTCACAATGGCGGGAGAGGTCAGGGTGCGTAGGGGCGCGCATAAGGCGGGCGGGCAGATACCATGTAGGGTAATAGCGGGCGCGCTATATCGTGCCAATAGCGGGCCATAGGCGGGCGTGCATAGGGCGCATGGCGGGCGGGCGGGAGGCGGGCGGGAGAGCAGATTGGATGTAATGTTATAACGTAACATGGGCCAGGCTGAAGAAAGCCCGCACGGGGCGGGCTATCGGTAGAGCTTTGGCTATCTTATGCCGAAAGTCTTATCGACCTCTGCATATACCTCGGCGCTCACAATATAGGCCGTGGGAGTCTGCAGCGTATGCAGATCAGCGATTACCTCTAACGGGTCGTCACTATGCATCACCGGGAAGTCATATGCGTCTGTGGTGCTGATTGCTTGGCATCCGTTTATTGCGTCTGCATAGAAAGCTTTTTGCATGATTCATCTCCAAGGAATAAAGGGTATTGCCAGAATGAAAAGGAAGGCCGCGAGCGATAGCGCAAGATAAAACTCTTTCCACATTACTTTGCTCATGCGCGCCATCCGATTGCTACCAGTAGCATCATGGGAAGCACAATCGCCACGGCAAGGATAAAGCCTAGAATCTCGCGCACAATCCAATGTAGGCGCGCTGGGGGCGTGTATTGGTCGTCGTTTGCACAATATCTCGTTTGCTTTTTCATATCTTGTCCAGCTCCTGAATTAGTTGATCTATTGGGAAAGGCCCGGCAATGTGCGCCGGGTTGTTTTTTCCATTCATTGGGATATCAGTCCAGTCCACGATCGTGGCGAGGCCTTGTTTTATGGTAACGGCAATATTGCGAGCTGTTCTGATTTTGCAGTCTTTTATTGCGTTTGATATCGCGAGCATGTCGGGCCTCATAGCATGCCCCTTGCCAGAATATTGTTATTCAGAAAATTGCCTTTTCGCGATCCATGTACAGCAATCAAGATATTGACGGGGGCAGATGATCCTTTACAGATTCCGCAATCGTGGCATGAAATGCCCTTACTGTCCGACAGGCACTCTATTTCATTCTCGAGCCTATCCGTTATATCTACTGCAATCCGGAATGTGCGTGCCCCTTGTGCGTGCGCTGCCGCTGCCTGCTTTCGAGTATCTGCAGACACCATACAGAGGGAAAGGAATCTGGCATCAAAGCCCCTGTGGCGCTGCTGATGCGTATATGCAGTGTGTCCCTCACCTAATGCGACAATCTCCGCTGCTATCTCATAAGGCATAGCAGCGGGATCACCATATGCGCCTAGACGAATTTTGCGTCCCTTAAACAATTCGGCATGTATTGATGGATCATAAGAGGGATAAAGGCCGCGTTTATACGCCTTGAATACAGCAGCGGGAGCCTGTCCTATGTTCACATAGCAGGCACCTCCCAGTGATTGCCGGTGCGGGCAATTGCCACAAATAACGTGATCCTGTTTATCTGCCGACAATTGGACAGGATGCGTATCTTCCGAAAGTATCCAGACTTGAATCATATTGCCTGTCTTGCGATTGTTGCTGGAAAGCGTAGCAATCACCACAATATCCCGCGATCTGTCCAGAGCTGACGGGCCTTGATATAGAATTAATCCGGAGGGCTTTTTCATTATTGCACCTCAATTGTTGTTGTGTCGTTTTGATCCCAGCACCAACCGTCAATGGCGTAATATTTCACGCCATTTAAAACGATTGTTTCACATTCTGTGCGCTCTTCGTTTTCGTAAACCATAAAAACCTGATCACGGACAATGGCAAGCGGGCTTTCATAGTCGCCGTATTCAACCCAGCTCTGAATTGACCGGATCGTGTGGAGAGTAAACAAGGGGCATGCCCACCCGTTCCAGAGTCTCCCGTCAGTAATTCCGGCGAACGGCTCGCCACAGTCAATGGAGAAAATTGCAGGGTAGTATGTGTTCAATGCGTGCATTCTAATTTGCTCCTGATAATTGGAAGGGGTAAACAATCTACAAGGCGGATAGTGCGTCATATCGCGCACCATGTAAACAGTTTATTGAACTATTTCAACGTATAAGGAAGGAAGAGCGCGCCCCCGTCAAAACAGCGGGATGTGATGTTATAACGTAATGCCGCACCCCCCGAAATGGCGGGAGACCCGTCAAAACAGCGGGCGAGCCCCCCCGAAATGGCGGGACGCGCCCCCGATAGGGTAATGTCCGCCATCCGGCATGCCACCCCCACTATGGGATACCCGATAATGACGGGAAATCCCGTCAAAACAAGGGGGAAACTGGACGTTTGACCAGTCCGGGGGGGCCGGTGGGGCGATACAGCCGACTTCGGCCCCGACCCCCACTATGGGATACCCGATAACATCCAAGTACCCCACCGTGGGATAGCGGGTGACTACCGGGCGGTAGCCAGGGCGCGTCGAAGCGAGCGGAAGAAAATTGCGTTGAAGTGTTTTTTCACGAAGGCGGCAGAGGCCGATTTAGCAGGAAGGGTTGGTTTGTTGGTCTGGTTTTCATTGAAGGCGACCATCAGCTCCAGCTTTGTTCCATTGCCAGCCTTGACTCGGCGATACAATCCGCCTGGCTTGCCTTTCTTGGTCGGCATTAGAAAGTAATCATCTTTGACAAGGCTGCGCTTGACGTATCCCCTGGGCATGTTCTTACCCACCTTCGTCACGCGCACCAGCTTTTTGTTGGGGGCAAATTGAGCAGCTCCTCTCTTCGGAGCCACACCACCCATAATGGTGTTCATGACGTACCGGATTCGGTGCTCGTCAGTACCACCCACATAGACATAGGCCGACAGGCTGCGCTTGGTAGACCTGGACGAATAGATCGCGTTCTTCGTGTAGTTGACCGCGCCCCCGTCATAGGTCTTGCCCATCAAATCCTTAACCATCTCCCGTGTGTCGAAGGCCATTTCATTGATCGCCAGGCTTGCGGCGAATGGCACCTGCTGGCGCATGCGGTCAGTCAGCCTGGCGGCGACCTCCTGCAGGTTGGACTTGATGTTCAGCGTGATCATGTGCCCCCCACCGTGGGATACCCGACAATCAGAAGCCCATGATATCACGCATCCACTCTGGCCTGCCCACCGTGGGATACCCGACAACCTCGCCGTACTTCGGAAACGGCAGGTTGCAGTCTACCTGCTGGACATCGCAGCCAGCGACCAGCCCTTCCAGTTCAGCAAGCACGCGCTCCACGAACTCTTCGGGCTTAGTGAAGCCGCTCGATTTGGCGTCCGGGTCGTGGAAGTAGGTCTTGCCCTTGAACATCTCGATGCCGGTGGCGATGACAGGACTGCAGCCCAGCAGGCAGGCGAACAGGATGGCATGCAGTCCCGAGTTGCCGTCGTAACGCCAGGGCATGACATAGTCGCACCCTTCGTGCATCCCCACTATGGGATAGCCATAGCGTTGCAGCATGAGCCGCATAGGTATCCCCAGCACCTGATGCCGCTGATCCACGCAGACAACGAAGTCGCACTTTCGTAGCATGGCACCGTGCTGGTTGGCCGAGATGTACACGGCATCCGCAGGGCACTGAGCCACGGCGGCTGGCATCGATGGCGCGCCACCCATGACAACGGCAGGACGGCCTGCGTACTTGTTGCCTATGGCCGATATGCAGGTCATGCGCGCTTGAAGGCGTAGC